TGAGGCGTTACCTGCGGGCCATGTAAATTTAACTGCATTCTGTTGACTATTGCCTGTTGGACCATTGGCATTGATTGTGCTGTTTGTTCCACCAGAACCCATCATGCCGCCAAGCCACCCACCGACTGCACTGCCAAGCATCGACCCGCCGATACCAAGAGCAATGTTCAATCCGGGAACGGGGATTAGACCAAGTGCACCGCCAAGGACGCCACCAATAGTGCTGCCCGTAGTTTGGCTAAACTGTTTGGTTCCCCAGCCCTGACCATTTGCAGCGTCCATAGCCAAGGAAACCCCGCCCATTACGGCGCTGCCTATGATATTTCCCTTAGCCAAAGTTTTTCCGGCATCCAGTAACGGGTTTGCTGCGCCAGTAGGTGGTTTAAACCCCGGAACCTTGTCTGCTCGAATAGGTTTACCTGTTGCATTGTTCATTAAAATATTGGGGTGAGATGTAGGCGAATACCCCTTAGGAGTTTTAGCGCCCTTGCCTGTCGGAGTTCCGACAGGTCCGACAGGTCCGCCTACTCCGCCACCAAGACCGCGCATACCAATAGTTCCAATTAAACCGCCGATAGCCGTAGCCAGTGCGGTCATTCCCGCAGTAACCATTGCTGTTGCCGATGTCACTGCGGCGTTACCGGCTACGCTAGATTCAAGTGCCGCTTTCATGGCTTTGAAAGAACCAACAGGACCAGCCGCTAAATCTCCGGCTTCTTTACTAAGTCTTTCAATTTCAGGAATAACATTTTTAATTGATTGAATGTAGTTGCCTTGCGCCGCATTCTGCGCCCCCGCATCGGCGGTGTTAATCTGGTAGCCCATTTGAGCGGGATTAAACCCGTTTTTTTCTGCAAATGCTTTGACAGACTTTTCATTCTCTAAGTCAAGGTTTACACCCTGCGAACGGGCAAGCATAAACATGTGCATCATGTGCTGCTGGTCTTCGCTCATCCCGAGACCAGATAACGATGCACCAAGTTTTCCTCTACGGAAAGACTCATTAACTTGGTCGGCTGTTGCCATAGACTGACCAGCAGTCAACCTCTGGGCTACCTGACCAAAAATTTGAGATTGGCTGTACGCTTTACCTGTAGTTGGGTCTGAGGTATAGATACCAAGATTGCGCATCAAACTACTAGAAGTTTGACCACTAGTAAGACCCTCCAAAGCCGCAGACGAACGTTCGTTGCTCATGTTCAGGTATTTAGCAGAGTTAGCAACTGCACCAACCGTACCGAGGTAGTTGCTCATATTCTGAGTCATTCCTCGGCTAGCAAGGAACTCCGCCGTACGTGCGTCACTGCCCTGCGAGGTTATTGCTCCCTTCATTTTAGTGAAGGTAGCGTTTTGCATTCCGGCAGCTCCACCCGCCATGGTTCCGTAAAGTCCTGCATTGTAGAACCCAGTAGCACGGGCTACCGTATTTTGAACATCGGGCATTGCGTCGTACTTGCCCTGAGCGTAGGCTGCTCCGACATTAAGTCCGACCGAACCAAGCCAACCCATGATGTTCCGGGTCCGACCTCCCATACCCATACCGGTTTGACCATCATTGGTTTGTCGGATTGAAGAAAGGGAGTTGTTGAGAATGTTGTTCCCGGAGGAACCAGCTCCTCCGGTTACCGTGCCAATAGTGGTTGTAAAAGACTGGAGGGCTTTAGAAGCTCCAGCAGCAGAGTCTTTAACCCCGTTAAATGCGGCAGCAGTTTCCCGGAGGTCACCTAATGATTCATCAGACATTATTAGGCTCCTCCATAACTAACTGCGATTTCCAGCCAGTTGGTCCGTTCCCTACGTGAAAGGGACTGAATTTCTGACAGAGTCCACCCACTGAATGCTTTAGATAACGCAACCCACTCAGTCAACAGGACTCCATAGTTTGATAAATTAGAACTGAAACAATGTGCCGAGGTTAATCGGCACCACCACCTTCGACTCACAGTCGGGGCAGGTGACCGTGATATCTTCGAACTTTGGACCCGGAACACGCTCAGTGATTGCTTCACTAAGCACTCGTCGGTCCTTAATACCAATGTTTTGAATCTGTGATTTGCTGTACACGGGGTTTCCGTCTATAGCCGTGACAGTGTGTTCCAAAAGAATTGAAGTAAGTTCTGGGATTGTCTTTTCCAAAGAATTGTTTAGCTCACGCTGTACAACTCCAGTAGGAAGCATCATGGTGTACTCGTGCTTGGCTCCCATAACTTCAAACGTGCGCTCTGTAATTGGGTCAAGCAAAACCTTGGTTTTGATGTCTTCAGCAGTGTTGATGAGGACGTCTTTTAGCTCTTCGCACCCAGAACAGTACGCTTTAATTTCCGAAGGGTTTCCAAATGTTGCTCGGTAAATTCCAAGAAGCAAAGCATCTCGGTCCCCAGCGAACATGTCGTCAAGAAGTTTTTCCGTAACGGGTATACCGCCAACGGAAACTACCCCACGACTCAGGATGATGTTAAACATGCGCCCCATGGTTGTGGCACGAGAAATGGCTTCCTCATCTCGTCCCGTAAGTTCTTTTACTTCAGCGGTCCTGATGACCTCCCCGTCCGGGGTAATGTACCCAGCGGGGAGGTCAACCAAGGTTTCCGAAGGAGGGATTACTTTAACCTCTGTGTTTTCATCGAGTTGTTCCGCGTCTGCCAATGCCCGGTTTACTAGCTCATTTACCAGTCCGGGGTTTTCCTTGGCACTTACCGTATTAGTTTCCATAGTTATACTCCTGTGTTAGTTATTATCGAATTACCTGCGGGCGAAGCGACTTCTTCGCACGATTAACGGCAGCCTTGGTACCGGCTGAAGTTGACGCAACGTCGAAGTTAGGCGCACTTTCCGTAAGCGACGGTGCCCAGTTGACATCGAATCCTTCGTGAACAATGTTCATCTGTTCAACAAAGAGGGCGTTGTCACCAGCGTTAAGGTCAGAATACGCGACCGAAGTAACCCATGCGTTGTAAACGTTGAACCGCATTGCTACGTGGTCCGCGTTCACTGTCTGCGTTGGGTCAGCCGGGTTTGCACCAGCAATCGGGTGGCTGAGTACCTGAATCTCAATGTCGCAACGGAAGTCCGTCAGCGTACCGCTACTGCCCGAAGCCTGAACCGTACGGAACAGGCGACGCATCCAGTCCCAGTTCTGCGTGGTGCCAAGCGTGACCCCTCGCTGGAACTGAATTGGGGAGAACGTCGTCTGCCCCGGAATTTGGTGAACAGTAGTGTTGTAGCCACCTTCACGGTACGGGATGCTGTCGGTGGTAACACCAAGCCCCGTAACAGAAGTGAACCCGAGTGCGTTGCTTCCCTGACGGAAATCAAGTACGGTGGGGTCAAATGGCTTGAACAAGACTAGGAACCGAAAGTTCCTAATCGGGTCGGTCGTAAGGTTAGACCGGTTGTTGATAATGGTTGGCATTATCTGTTATCTCCTTCGGTTAGTTTGCAGTCTTTTGGCTAAGCGTGATGACTACGAATTCAGCCGGGTACTCAAGGGAGACGCCGACTTCAATGTGCACCTCACCATTGGCGACGGTGTCGAACGGGTTGTTCTCTGAGTCACACTTGACGTAGAACGCTTCGTCCGGAGTGGTTCCTGACAACCCACCGTTGTTTTGGTAGGCGCTCAAGAATACCGAGATTGCAGTACGAATCTGTGACCAAAGTCGCTCATCATTGTTCTGAAACAAAGCAAACTGCGTAATTTCCTTGAGGCTCTTGTTCAAGTAGATAAGCGAACGACGCATCGAGACGTAGCGGTTTGCCGTGCCATCCTGCTTCAGAGTACGCGCACCCATGACCACCACACCGCTTCCGGGGACGTCGCGGATAGCGTTTACAGGAGCTGAACCGGTGTTCAGGTCATCAAGGTCATCTGAAGTCAGTCGAAGCTCGGTGGTAACTGCCCCACCGAGTGCCGAACGGAGTCCAGCAGGAGCCTTGAACGGACCAAAGTCACGGTCAGTAGAAAGGTACAAACCAGCAACAGAGCCAGCAGGTCCACACTTACGGATAGAACCAGAGTTACGACCAAGCGGGTCAGCGATGAAGATGTTGGGGTAGTACACCGCAGAGTGGCTGAACGTTCCAATAGATGCCGAATACGAGAGAGCCTGTGAAGGGGTAAGGTCCGGCGCAGTGTCCAGTACAGCAAACCCGTTGTTAGCTTCCGCATAC